TAACTTTTGTTTTTGATAAATTATCAAAATGAGGATCATATCTTAATTTGTCCTCTGTTATTTTATCTGATAATTTCAATGCAACATTATAAGCTGGTATGATGTAACCACCTGGTGATGTCTCTGCTATTAATAGTGGATTACCATTATTATTCTGATAGAACCTAAATAATTTATCCATATAATTAAAAGTACATATAGTTAAACCATCCCAAACTTCCCCAACCTTATTTGCTTTTTTATCATAATTATATGAATACATATAAGCCGTGTTTATCAATTCTTCAGATAAATTTGAATCATGTTCATAATATTGTTTCATAAAAGCAATAATTTTATAATCTGTGAATTCAACATCATGGTCTTTTATATAATTTGGGTCAAATCTAGATAATAAAATTTTTATGTTTATTTCCCCAACAGGGTCTTGGAATCTTAAATTATCAAATATCCTTATTATATCTGGGTCATCCATCTTCATTTTAAATTTTAAATAAGTAAACAACAAAGTTAATGTCTGTATGTTCTGTTTGTTTAAATCAGGGGTCAGTCTATCATATTTTATAAAATTTTCAATCTGGGTATATGGGTGTTTTATTCTAATCTCACCAAAATAAGACCATTTGGAACCAATATGGGGAAAATTTGCTTCACTCAAAATATCATTCAAGGAATCAGTTAACATATGACTACCCCTATCATAACCAATCATTACCATTTTATTCTCCTTGTTTATCATCATATCATTAAAAATTGACATGACATTTAAAGTATTTTTATTTTCCAGTTGTTCACCATAAATAGATAATAAAGTTTTAATGTCTTTTTCAATAGAGGCATCTGATTTAACTTTCCTATTATCAATTATAAAATCATTTGGATTAAAAATTCTTTGAAGAACAATTGAAACTGGATTTTCAATGTAATAAGTTTTTATTTTTCTTGGCATATAGACAGCAATTGGGGACTTTCTTTTTGATTCGAAATTTAAAAATGTTATATTATTTAAATAAGAATATATTGTGTTTGGGGTTGGGTCAGATTTTGATATTATTTTTAGAAAAAGTTTTTCTTCAACTGAATTCAAACTTTTAACATTTATTTTATCAATTTCATTATATATTTTTTTTATCATAGTTCTAAGGTCTAAAAAACCAGAGTCTAACTGTTTTTTCATATCTTCAAAGGTAAAATATTCCTTTAATATTTTTGAACTAACAAATTTTGATATTCTCATTGTCATTTTTGTTCTAGAAGTTTTTGTATAAGCCTCTGTAAATGATCTGTTGAAAAACATACATTTAACCCATTTTATCATGCTGTCAATATGTTTTGGTTTCATAAATTTATAGGAAATATGATTCTCCCAAAATTCTGCTATTTTTTCTGGATCAATGTCTAAATTATTTCTCAAATTATAAATAATTTGACTATCATATTCATAATAATATCTTGGATTATATAAACTATAGGAATATTCTTGATTTTCTTCAGAGTATTCAGTTTTATCATTCACTTCTTTGCCAATTATATATAATGCCATCAATTGTTTTCTGACAATTTCATCTCCATAATGATATAACCTATAATTATTAACATTACCTTTACAAAACAAGGAAAAAATTGGTAAGGTGTTTGATAAACCAAATAATTCTATTGGTGTTGCATAAAGAGTTTCAATGCTTCTATCACAATTATTTCTCATGTTGGGTAAAATTGAATAAGCATCTGCTACACATATGCCATGTAATTTTTGCATAAAATAAAGAAAACTTTGATTGCAACCAACCCTCATACATTCCCCGACTCTAGACAATGCAGCCTCCATATCTGATCTATAACCAATACAAGGTAAATTTAAATTGACCTCTTTTGATTTTTTAATATGTGGGTAGAGCATGATACCATTATAAGACATTAATGAAACAAATTCCATTAAAAAGGATTGACAGCTTGTTTTCCTATCACTATCATTATAACCATGCAATTTCATCATTATTTTATGTAATACTCTA